TGTTGGTGATAAATATATACGCCCAGAATTAGTATCCCCATCTCCTGTAGCACCACCGAAAGAAGCATAATATTTTGGTTTACCTCTTTTTGATGATTCTGTTGATGAAACATATTCTTGTAAATAAGTAACGTCTTTTTTCTCTAAGTAAGTATTTGCACCTGTTGTTGCGCTTGTAGAATCATAAACTTGAATGCCTCTAATAAACAGTGATCCTCCTGGAGCATTTATGCTTTCTTGCCCCGTAACTAAATTTCCTGTTTGTTGTTTTCTATCTGCATCGATAGGAACATCACGCATAATTCTATATTGTGCGTTTAAAATAATGTTTTCTAAAATATCAGTTGTTAAAACATTTGAATCTACTTCTGTGTAGTTTCTAATTTGTGTAACTAAAGTAGTATAACTAATTCCTGCCATTATGGTGTTAATGTTGCCGGTCCAGCCGTAACTAACATTCCTCCTGATTTTTCTGTTACGTTAGGAGTCGATCCTAACACAAAAGTATAATTATTTGTACCTGTTACTGTTATACTAAATCCTGAAGCATTTTCAAATGCTGTAAATGCTACACCACCAGGTGATCCATTAACGTTTCTAAATCTAACTGTATCTGAGCTAGATCTTCCGTGACTAGGCTCTGTCACTGTAATAGTTGTACTACCAGATGTAATATTAAAAGGATTACCAGGCAACAAACGATCTGTCGCTGGCTCTGTTCTATCTGGCTTTGCCATTGGTAAACCTTGAGGATCAGCTCCATGTGGTTTAGGTTGTAATTGTGGCTGTTTAGGTTCAAATTCAGAAGTATGTACTCTAGAACCATTCCATTCTTTAACCATTTCTTTATAAGGAAAAGCCATACCAGATCGATCTGATATAAATTGTGCGTGTTTACCTTTTGAAAAATTAGACATTTGGATAATAAGTTTTCGGGGTTATGTATGAACTTGAAGAAGAACCATCTTCAGCTAATGCTCTTTGTAATTCATCTTCATATAATAGTTTCATTTGTTGAGTTAATTCTGGTTTAAATTTTTGTGATAAATAATAAGCTAGACCTGACGCCATACATGGAACGAATCTATATGGAACATCTGTTGCATTAGTATAGTTACCAACATCTTGTATTCTTTTTACATAATAGTAATTAATAAAATTACCAGCTTCAGATGAACCTGGTGTTAAATATAAAGTGATTGTAACTTTATCTATAAATCTTTGTACAAAATATTGTGAAGGCGTTCCTGTTGATGTTTTATTTGATAAAGCTTGATATGTGGATCTGTTTATTTTTGTAAGAGGTGAATCAACACTTGAAGAGTTTCTGTAAACAGCTTCTAATACATCGTCAACACCATACACAGCTGTGGTGCTAGAAGTACCATCACCTGTTGATCTGAACATTGTGTATTCTGCTTGACCACTAACTAATGTAATTGAGTTGTTTGCTACTTCCCAATAGTGAAGTCCTCTATTACCCCACTCTTGAAACATAATATTAAGAGATCTTCTTGCTTGGCGTAGCTGATTACCAGAAACACTTTGCAGACCAATTCTTTCATAAGCTTCTTCTATGATTTCATCAATTGCAAATGTTTTGTCGAACGTTGTCGTTCCTGAAGTAGTGTTAGCCATTTAATCTCCTTACTTGTCTAATATAATTGTTACAGTCGAATTTGAAATTGCTGATATAGTCATACCACCTTCAAACACAATACCATCTTCTGCTAAATTATATGAAAACACGTCTCCAGCTGGAACATCTACTTGAAATTGTGTAACAGAGTTACCGTCTTGTAAAGTTACTGAACCTGCTGATCCAGAAGAAGCTAAAATAATTCCTCTTAATCTAGTTCTTCCTCCGAAGACTGAACCTGTTGATGTTTTTCTAACTGCTTTTACGTCTGATTTCATTATCCTGTGTATCCTATTGTTACAGAAGTTGTATTAGTTAAATCTAAATACACTCCATTTTTAAATCTTATGCCAGAGCCGGGAACAAAAATATCACAACCTTCTGTTCCAAAACTTGTTTGAAGTTCTAAAGAACCTGTGTCGTCTGATCCATCATGTAGTTTAACTGTAGAACTAGCTACTCCCGCAGCTTGAATATAAGTTACTCTACATGGTCCTAAATTTACAGAGCCACCTGTTATAGTTTTAAAACTACCGTCCGCTGTTAACGTACTAAATTTTTGATCGCTTGAAAATGATCCGCCACCTGCCATGTTTTACTCTCCTTATCTTTTGGTGTGGGCGGGTATTGAGATCAAAAAGTCTCAAAGTTTCCCACCCACATAATTATTAACTTACTGCTGCACTAAATGGTGTAGCTAAGTCTCCTGTTCCTCCTGTAAATACTTCAACTGCATATTTACCTGAAGCTAAAACAGTACACTCAACTCTAGCATGCGTTACGCCGCCAGTTGTACTTCCATTTAAAGTTATAGTGTCAGAAGTAGATGCTGTCACGAATCCTTCCATGTTGTCACTTGTGTCAGTGTCAACGATAGTTGCCATTCCTGTCATAACATCTGTTGCGTTTGCAACTTGAACAATTAAACTACCTGTTTTCGTGATAGAATTTACGATTGTAAATTTAGCACCAACATTGTTTAAGTTGTTTAAGTCTGCATCTGGTCCTGCAACACCTGAATCAGCTGTAGCATTAGTTGCTGGTAACGTGTAAGTCACCGCTCCTGCTGCATCATTGTGTACGATTTTTCCAGCGTGGGTATCTACTGTAAGAGCCACACTAGCATCTGCGTCTACAACGTTAGCTGGTCCTGTTTGGATGAATCCTTTTTTGGATATCACCGGACCTGCAAATGTAGTTTTTGCCATATTATTATCCTCCTAGTTTTCCGAACATAGTCTCTAGGCCGTCGACTATACGCGTCTATGTTCTAATTAATTGTATAGTGATTATTTTATATAGCAGATTTAAATAAAGTGCAAGAGAGCCCGTGCTTTGGTTTGATTTTTATCCAAGATGTAGCTTTTTGACTAAGTAGCTACAGAAACTTTGGGTGCTGCATCCTCTATCTTATTAGTTAGATTAGCTATCTTAGCTTCTTCTAACTTGATCTTATTAACAACTTCTCTAATTTTGTTGTCAAGTCTGACCATATCCAAAGTGTATCTTTGGTTATCACGCTGGTGCACTGCCCATTCTGTCTCTAGACCCCTTTTCGCTTTGTAAAGGTCCCTGATTTGCGTTTGCATCTATAACCTCCTCATAGGTTACCCATATTTTGGACTTATTAATAAATCCATCTTTCTCCCATTTTATATCATTTTTTCCTAGTTTGTCAACTATTGCATTTTCAAGGGCTTTACTATCGTCTTCTGACTTTACGTTAAAGTCAGCATAGTAGCCATATGCTCTGATTTGTATACGGAAGTTTTTCATGGTTGCCATTTCTTTCTATCATAAAAAAAGGGGACCCGAAAGCCCCCTTTTTAATTAGTTAATCAGATGATTACGCACCTGGTGAACCGAACATACCTCTAGGGTCTGAGAATCCAAATGAATATCTCTCTCTAGCTTTGTATCTTACGTTACCAGTATCGAAGTCACCTTCCATAGCTGTTTTGATCGGTGATCTAACGAACATTTTCATTCCGTTAGGCACGTCTGTCTTGATGAAGAACGCATCAGTGTCAGTTAAGTAGTTGTTCACTACGTAACCTTGTGGGATCATTCCCATAGACGCTATTGCGTTTACATCGTTGTCAGCCGTTCCAGTTCTGCCTGCAGACTTCATCAGTCTTTCAGCTGTAAACTGAAGCTCAGAAGGAATAATCATTTTTACTCCTCTTGCTGCAACTTTTAGACCTCTCTCATCTGTGAATGCGTTAATGTCGATCAGAGACTGCTCTAACGATGTTTCGTTAAGATCAGCTGATGTTGATAACTCATTCGAGAAAGTTCCAGCTATCGTTGGGTGGTCAGTAGCTAAAAGCTCCTTACCATCACCACCAGCAAATGAACTGTTGAATGCATTGTTTAATACATTCGCAGCTTTAATCTGCTTAGTGTTCGCCATCGATCTCGCTAAAGCTTTTGTGTATCTAGAAGCTAGTCTATCGTAGAGATTATCTTCGATAGCTTCTTCTGTGATAGCAAATGCTAAAGCAATTGTTTCATGCGTGTATCTAGCTGTGAAAGTTTCTTGTGCGTTGTCAAAAGTTACGCCAGATCCTTCTGGTTTTACTTGAGCTT